GGGAAAAAAGAAGGAAGAGACTAGTAAACCTACACAGAACGTTGCCTCTGCAACGCGTAGTTCAAAGACTGGTCGCAAAAGTGTGAGACTCACATCTTCTCAAGTAGCAATTGCTAAAAAATTAGGTGTGCCATTAGAAGAGTATGCGAAACAACTTATGAACACGAAGGAGGTATAGGCATATGGAAAACAATAAACCAACTCGTGCGAGTCAAACTAAGAAAAGTGATTCTACAAAAGTACAATCACAAGCTAAAGCGGTTAAGCCAAAAGCAAGACCAAAAGTTTGGGCTCCACCATCGTACTTAGATACGCCCAACGCGCCAGACGGATTCAGACACAGATGGGTCAGGGTAGAAATCCTAGGGTTCGTAGACACTAAAAACGTACAAGGTCGATTAAGATCTGGTTACGAATTAGTTAGAGCTGACGAATATCCTGAAGAAGACTTCCCAGTAGTCCAAGACGGCAAATACGCAGGGGTGATCGGGCACGGAGGCCTAGTGCTGACTAGGGTACCAGAAGAGATCGCGAGACAGCGTACTGAATATTATATGAATCAGGCGCAGGATCAAATGACGGCAATCGATAACGATCTACTGAAGGAACAGCATAAGAGTATGCCTATCGATGTAGACAGGCAATCTCGTACGACCTTCGGTGGCAAGAAAAGTTAATTTTTTAACAATTCAAACCCAGCGATAAAAATAACCCGTACTGGAGGCCCCTCGGGGCAGGTACATAAGGAGAAAACAATATGGCTAACGCGTCAACTACTGGGTTTGGTTTTAGACCCATTAAAAAAGTCGGTCAGGATTACAACAATGCAGGACTCTCTGAGTACAGCATTGCGGCTTCTTCAGCGTTAATTTCGCACTCAGCAATGGTGCAATTAACTGCAGACGGAGTAATACTTTCTTCAGGAAACACAGATGAAAATAATCTGGGTGTACTGAACGGAGTGTTTTTCACTGACGCTACGACTAGTAAACCAACATTCGCTAACTTTTTAGCTGCAAGTAATACTGCAACTGATATTGTTGGCTTTGTTAACGACGATCCTAAGCAAATGTATGAAATCATGTCTGCGGACACTTCCTTCGACCAAAATGAAGTTGGTGAATGTGCTGATCAAGTATTTGCAAATGGAACGTCACCGTTGTTTATTTCGAGATCAAAAATTTCGGCTACAACAGCAGCGGCAATTGCACAACTAAAAATCCTAGGTGTTTCTAGAGATCCTGATCATTCAGATACTACTGCTGAGGGCTTTGCTCTTAGAGTTATGATTTGTCAGCATATCTTAGGGAACAACGTGGCAGGTATATAAGGAGGTTATAAACTATGGCTATATCACGTAATCAACTAGTTAAAGAACTAGAGCCGGGTTTGAACGCCTTGTTCGGCCTGGAATATAAACAGTATGAGCAGGAACACACTGCTATATACACAACAGAGTCATCTGACAGAGCTTTTGAAGAAGAAGTTATGTTATCAGGTTTTGCTCAAGCATCAGTTAAACCAGAAGGTTCAGCTGTTAAGTTTGATCAAGCTCAAGAGACTTTCACAGCTAGATACACTAACGAGACAATTGCTCTCGCTTTTGCTATCACTGAGGAAGCTATTGAAGACAACTTGTATGACAGACTTGCTTCTAGATACACAAAAGCTTTAGCAAGATCTATGGCTCAAACAAAACAAGTTAAAGCAGCGGCACCACTAAACAATGGTTTACCTGGTGGAACTTTCACTTCAGGTGACGGTGTAACGCTATTTAACACAGCGCACCCAACTGTTGCTGGTACATTCAGTAACACATTGGCAGTTGCAGCGGATTTAAACGAAACATCTTTAGAGCAATCAATGATTGACATTGCAGCTCTTACAGATGAAAGAGGTTTAAAAATCGCAGCAAAAGCGACTAGCATGGTAATACCATCTGCACTACAATTTACTGCTGACAGACTTATGAATTCTGCTGGTAGAGTTGGAACTGCTGATAACGATATCAATGCAATCAGAAACATGGGAATGATTCCTGGAGGATATTCAGTGAACCACTTCTTAACTGATACTGATGCGTTCTATCTAATCACAGACGTGCCAAATGGTATGAAACATTTCGAAAGAGCTCCATTAAATACAAAAATGGAAGGTGATTTCGATACTGGTAACGTAAGATACAAAGCTAGAGAAAGATACGTATTTGGCGTATCTGACCCTAGAGGTATTTTTGCATCACCAGGTGCGTAATACATAATTTTTGAGGCGGGACACAATCCCGCCTCAATTAAAAAATAGAAAGAAAAAATGCACCCTAAACAATTCAGAGTACAAATTTATGCATATCAAATGCATGCAGATTTTGTTATAGAAAGCCTCGATGGCCCATTAGATATAGAAAACTCAATAGTTGACAGATTGGGAAAAGGTGATATAAAATGGGAGTATCTTGGAGAAATGAATGATCCCAAGGTAAAACGAATAACCTATGAGGAGGTTATCGATGGAGAACATGATGCAACATCTAGAGGACCTTTACACGAAGAAAAGAGGTCTGGATCTCGAATGGGAGCAGGAGCATCTTAAAGAGGGTAGGTATACTCTCGATATGGTTAAGATTGACAGAAAAGTCAGAGAAGTAATTAGCCATATTAAAATTGCAGAAGCTAAAAAAGAGCATTTGCAAAATAAGATCGAAGGTTCTGCACCACAAGTTTCTGTAGCTACTTAATAAAAAGCTACATCGTTGGAAAATCCAATCCACATTGCAGGCCCTCTTGCGCTCTACCAAAAACTGTTGTATAAAAACCATACTATACAAATTATTAACAATATTTCATGCAGACGCGTATAGTCGACGGCCAAGAGACTGTATGATCTAAACTTGGAGGATATAATTATGGCAAGAACTAACTTTTCTGGACCAATTAACGTTGGACGGATTCAAACAAACACAGGATCAGTTATCTCTGACAATGTAAGAAACGTTGCATTTGTAGAGTGTCACGCTTCTTTTCCTGTCAATCACAGTAACTTTACTGTAACAACTGATGCTAACAAACTAGCTATCACTGGTTCTAATGGAGCTGGAACAACTGATGTTACATTTTTAGACACAACTGCAAACGTACCTGGAATAACTTCTGATGGTGGTTTTGAAGCTGCATCTGTAATAACTTTAACATCTGGTGGTAATGACTCTGCATTAACTGCAACAATCACTGGAACAGATGTTTTAGATAATGCGCAGACTGAAGCTTTAACAATGGCTAACGCCGGTGTTGCAACTTCAACTAAAACTTTTAAAACAGTAACTAGAATCGAAGTAAGTGGTGCTGGAACTGTAGGAACTTTAGAAGTTGGTGTAATTGAAACTGGATTAATTTCAGTTGTCTGCAGATCGTTATTTAACGAATACCCACTAGGTCAATCATCAACAACATCTGGTAAAAACTTAGCAAACAATATTGTAATTCCTAAATTTTCTAGAATTAACGATATTAGATTTGTTGTTAACGAAGCTTTTGATACAGCTGGTTTTGACATGCAAATTGGTGCTAACGTTGCACAAGCAGCAGGAGCTACTTTAAACAGTTTAGATCTTGACTACTTTGCAGGTGACTCAGACAATGATGTAAAAGCTGTTGCTTCGCATCACATTCCAACTGGAATGGACCAAACAGTAGCTCAAATGAAAAATTGTTTAAATGTTTCAGATGACGATGCTTCTGGTTTTGAGATGGACAAAGCAGTTGTTATCTCTGCTAAGACTGATGACGCATTAACAGCCGGCGAAGGTGTGTTAAACGTTTATTGGACTCAACAGGTTAACGACACTAACTAATAAAATTAGAGTGCCCCTTCGGGGGCACCTTTAATTTAATAAGGAGAATAAATTATGCCAAATGTATCAGGAGTAAAAAGTAAACAAATAGTATTTGGAACTGACACAGATGCAATTTCTGCTGCAGGCACAGCGACTACTTTAGTTTTATTAAATAGTGGTCCTTGGGTTAATGCTCAAACGGTTACTTTAACTTCTTCTGCTAACAACTCAGGAATAACTTTTGTAGTTGTAGGAAAAGATGAAAATGGAGATGCTGCTACAAGTGCAGCAACAACTGGTCCAAATTCGGGCACAGTAAGTGTAGCTGGAACTTGGACAGAAATCACAAGCATTACTGCAAGTGGATCTATTACAACAGATATTTCTGCTGGAATAACATCAGGAGCTACAACAGGGATTATTTTTGCTGGCAGAACTAGAGTTAGAAGTATGACTGGAGTTGCCGGTGCTGGAGCAGGAACTGTTTTTATTAAAAACGGTTCAGCAACATCTGGTCAAAACAGATTAATTTTAGATGTAGACAACGGATCAACAATCGACCCATACATTGCCGATAACGGAATTTTATGTGAAGATGGTGCGTTTTTTGCGTCTGCTGGAACTGCAGTAGTAGGATTATCTATACAGTTCGACGGGTAGGGGGCTAAATGGCTAACACTACTTCAGGGTCTTATATTTTTGGAAAGACTCTCCCAGTTGAAGAGATTATTGAGGAAGCATACGAAAGAATAGGTATGCAAGGAGTGTCTGGCTATCAATTAAAAACAGCTAGAAGATCTTTAAATATTTTATTTTCAGAGTCT